CCAAACATATCTAAAGCCATAGATATGTTTGCCATGCAAAATTCTGAAGCTTTATCAGATACCGATCCCATGTTATCATCTCCAAAACAAGAGAATTGTACTTCATTATTAAACTCCAGATCCTTTTCAAAATGCCCCATAATTGTATTAAATGCTAACCGCATTAACAAACAATTAACCATGGAATTCATTAGCGTTGTTAAAGGAGTTCCCGAAGGGTTACCCTGATATGTTCTATATATCACGTTACCATTAATATGATACGTATTATAAGTAGCCTGAATAATTTGTGTTCTGATATCTGAATATTCATCATTATACCATTTATTAATAATAGAAGATACTTCCATAATTAATTGATATGGTAATGATTTGTCATAATTTCCAAAATCACCAGCAAAGTAATTTCCTTCATCTCCTTGTCGAAATATTCTATGATAGAGTGCTGACCACTGTTGACCATGCGGATTTATACCTATAGCTATCTCCAGATCAACACAATTATTATAGATAAAACCCAAGAAACCGCCAAAGTATTTACGAATAATTATATTCCATGCAAAGTCTGAACACATAAACATCCGTGTTTTCTTTTGTAATACTTTCTCAATGGGTCGTAATTCATCTTTGAGTAAATCATTTACAAACACTACAGGTATTTCTCCCTTGTCTAATTGATCTTCTAATTTTGTAATGCGATCCAAAACTTGTTGTTTCAACTTATAATAAGTTATGTTATTCTCTTCGCATTTTTCAACTAGCCATTGTTTTCCAGAACATTGTTGAGGTCGATACCAGATAAAGGGATAACCCTCAGAGGTATTCATAGCTAATCCATTTAATCCAATATTCAGATCTCCATTTACCGCACTATGCAATAAAATTTTTCCATATTTAATGTATTTAGCAGTGGGTAAACTCGTCAAATGATCCAATAAAGAATCCGATGCTCGTTGAATAGTCTCGTATGGAATAAAATCACAATATGTTGAAAATTGTTTATCAACTTGCATTTGCATTGGATTAACTCCATCTTTTGTATGCAGGATTGCTGGCACATAATTCTTCAAATTAGGAAATTTTTCTGTTACGTAATTATATAATGAAGTTTTAATCAGATTAGACTTTGTAGGATATCGTGCCGCATACTTCCCTTCTAAAACAACTAGAGGATCGACAAATTTCGCTTGATATTCATCAAAATTTTTATGATTAACAGCAAGAGAATATTCAATAGATTCAGAATCAAGCACATCTTCCACAGTATCAGGAATATTACCCAATCGCATATCATCAAGATCCTTCTTTAATATCATAGAAGCTATACTTTTGACGGGACTACCTGCCTGATGTATGCCAGCAATAATCATTTGAGATCCACTATTTATTGGTTGTACAATGAGCTTGCCACAATCTCCTTTCTGGGTAACTTTCTCATATTCTAGGCATACTCCAGGACTATATAAAACTCGCTTTGGTTCATCATCTATTATACGGGTAATATAATATTTATTTTGAGGTCGCTTTTTAATTCCTCTTAAGTTAATAAATTGTGATGGGAAAACTTCTTCCAACGATTTTGGGTAATTATAATCCATTACAGATGACGATATTCCAATTAACCAAGCAGCCTCTTCACTTACAGCGGATTCTTCTTCCGGAAAATATTTAATAATACTCGGAAATTCACTAACTTGTTTTGGAAATTCGATTAATGCCACATCCTTAGTATCATGATATGTCAATTTTAATTGCTTAAGAGATCCACTCCATATAAGTTTTTGTCGTTTGTCCCCACACCCTACAATTGTAACTTCATGATCATTACTGGATGGAATCATACACTCTAATGTATGTCTGGTAGTAAGTGCGTATCGACCACCTATAAAAACCATTTGGTTTCTAATACGATCACACCATATAATTGCCATATTATTCTTTACTAACGAAGTAGCACCTTTTAGTATGTGAGACATTTGAACATCTGTGCTTTGAGCACTGAGAAATTTTCCTCCTTTCCCTTTAGGTCCTTTCTTAAAAGGTGGCATTGTTTTATGAACACCACCTCTTTGAGATGATTTAAACTTCTTAGCTTGTCTTTGATTATAATCCGGTCTCTCACGTGGAAGTGTACTTTCCTCAGAAGGAGTTGAACGTTGTTTCCAAATATATCCCGCAATAGCCAAGACAGAAAGAATTCCGGCTACTATGTAGTTAAAATTCTTTGCAACAAAATTTGACCAATGGTTGAATAATTGAATGATGTTGTCTTTCAATCGAGGAATGTTGACCCTAGGAGTATTTAAGCAATGAACATCAATATTATATCTTAAAGCCAAAGTATGTAATGATGATACTCCTATTAAAACACGTAAATGAGATTTCTTCTGTTTAATCCATTCAAAAAGTCCTGTTATAGATGCAGTTAGATCCTCTGTTTTTAAACACGAAATCAATGAAATAAAAGATTGTATAGAATTTCGGACGGAATTTGAGTAAATATCGAAATAAGAAGAAACTGCAGACCAATAATTAGGCATTTCAGTGTCAGGGTAATCTTCTAAATTAAATTGAACAATATCCTCTAATTCTGAAACATCCTCTTCTAAGGAATGGAAATCATACGGTAATTCACCAGTTGCATGCTCCGATTGCATTGTATCATTGGTAATAGGTTCTTCATTACTATACATTAAATTATTTACAATACCTTGTAAGTTTTGAAAATAATTTACTAAATGGGTTGGGGCTGATTGCTTCAATTGTTCTATATCCACTGCTTCCATTAGACGTCTCTCATTTGACATAAAACCAGCATAGTGTTCAAGGTATTTACATGCTATAAGATATACAAGTTTCTCATACGTCACTGGTGTCCCTCTTCCATTATCAGCATCAATTTCCATAGGATTCTTCATTGTTAATAACCATCTATCTTTA